CTGGCAACTGGTCAGCGGCAGAAGTTTCTGGATCACAATCCGTAGCAGCGGCGTTCGGCATTGAAGGAAAAGCTCGCGCATCAGAAGGCGGTGCAATCGTCCTCTGTTATCGCGATGAAGATGGCGAACTGATTCACATCCGCGCAAGCAAAGTTGGCGAGAACGGTATTATGCCGAATACATGGTATCAACTGAATGAAGATGGTGAGTTTGTAGCGTGTTAGTGATGCACCTATAGCAGATTGCGCAGTCTGCTATGTGAGCAATATCGCATAACTATGATGAGAAATTTTAAATGGGCAGAAAATTTAAAGTTTGGCTAGATTCAGGCGCAAATATTCATTCCTGCTATAAGCAGGAAATTGACATTGAAGAGGATCTTGGTATCTCTGATGATGAATGGGACTCATACAGTGAAGGGGATAAGGATGAAATTATGAAGGATGTTGCATGGGAAAGAATGGATTGGGGGTTTGAAGAGATAGAAAGCGAATAAGCACTGTGTATTCATTCCAGTGAGTGAATACACGGAGCAATATCGCTCGTAACCAAGCGAGGACGACGACTCGTTCTGGTTAATCGAAAAATCATCCCTTGATGTTATTTGCCGCTCGCAGTCAGGGCGGCTTTTTTATCGCATATCCACAGCGCTTCATATCGAGGCGTTTTCGCTATGCCAATAAATAAAAATGGAGAATCCCACGATGACATTTGCTATCGCGGGCGGTGCCGTCATGGGTATCGCACACCTTAATGAATCACTTTTAGAGCGTATCACCAGAAAATTACGGGCCGGATGGAAACGTCTGGTCGATATCCTGAATCAACCAGGAGTGCCGTGTAATGGATAAATCACTTATGGCTATTCAGTCTAAATTCGCAATTGCTGTTTATCTTGGTGACAAAATAATGTATCGCGAAGCTGTAGAAGCCTTTCGCGAATGGAGGTTGAAATGATACCAGTGGACTTAGCAAGGACACCGGAGTTGAGCAGGTTAAAACGTCAGTATCACCTGACAGAGGCAATGTACTGGCGCAAGTCAGGTAATAAATCGATGAAACGAAATTGCCTTTCATTAGCCAAAAACGAGCGAATAAACAAAGTTGAATTTCTGGCTAATCCTTCCGAATTACCATTCTGAGGTGAATTATGGATTTGAATAAATTCGACGCCCCATTCAATCCTGAAGATATCGAATGGCGAATACAGCAAAGCGGTAAAACACGCGATGGCAAAGTGTGGGCTATGGTGCTGGCTTATGTCACGAACAGGGCAATCATGAAACGCCTGGACGATGTTTGCGGCAAAGCAGGATGGCGCAATGAATACCGCGATATTCCCAACAACGGCGGCGTTGAATGCGGCATATCAATCAAGATTGATTCCGAATGGGTCACCAAATGGGATGCTGCTGAAAACACGCAGGTAGAAGCCGTCAAAGGTGGTCGTTCCGGTGCAATGAAGCGTGCTGCCGTTCAGTGGGGAATCGGTCGGTATCTGTATAACCTTGAGGAAGGTTTTGCACAAACATCTCTCGATAAAAAGCAGGGATGGCACAGGGCCAAACTGAAGGATGGAACAGGATTTTACTGGCTCCCTCCATCGCTGCCGGACTGGGCCATGCCAGCATCATGCAATCAACCATCACCAGAAAATACCAACCAGAAATCTCCATCGGTTGACTGCGAACAAATCCTGAAAGACTTCAGCGATTATGCTTCGAAAGAAACTGACAAGAAAAAGCTAATTGAGAGATATCAGCATGACTGGCAATTATTGGCTGGTCACGATGATGCGCAGACAAAATGCGTTCAGGTAATGAACATCAGAGTTAACGAACTAAAACAGGCGGCATAAATGGCTAGTAGAGGCGTAAATAAGGTGATCATCTTAGGCCGGGTCGGACAAGACCCGGAGGTTCGTTATTCACCATCAGGGACGGCGTTCGCTAACCTGACAGTCGCTACATCAGAGCAGTGGCGAGATAAACAGACTGGCGAACAAAAGGAGCAGACTGAATGGCATCGTGTTGCCGTAGTCGGGAAACTTGCTGAAGTCGTAGGGCAGTATGTGAAAAAAGGTGATCAGGTTTATTTCGAGGGAATGCTGAGAACCAGAAAGTGGCAAGACCAGACAGGGCAAGACCGCTACACCACTGAGATTAATGTTGGAATTAATGGTGTGATGCAAATGCTTGGAGGCACTGGCGACAGCAAACAACAAGCAGCCGACAGGCAGTCACAGAAACCACAGCAGCAACCATCACCAACACAACATAACGAGCCACCGATGGATTTTGATGATGATATACCCTTTGCACCAGTAACTCTCCCCTTCCCTCGTCACGCTATTCACGCAATTTAAGGACTTACATGAATCATTTAATGGTTGACCTTGAAACAATGGGCAACGGGCCATACGCGCCCGTTATTTCGATTGGGGCAGTATTCTTTGATCTGAAAACTGGAGAAACAGGAGAAGACTTCTCGGTTAATATCTCGCTCGAGTCATCAATGCGATACCGGGCGCGTCCTGATGCTTCAACCATTTTATGGTGGATGGAACAGGGAGAAGATGCCAGAAAATCGCTAACCAATGACACTCAAGAGCTTTCAACGGCTCTTTCATGGTTATCAGACTTTATCGCAAAGCACGCCAACCCTAAATTCGTTCAGGTTTGGGGAAATGGCGCATCATTTGACTGTGTGATTCTACGAAATAGTTATGCTCTGGCCGGGCACCAAGCGCCCTGGCAGTGGTGGAATGACCGCGACGTCCGAACCATCGTCGAGCTTGGAAAGGCAATTGGGTTCGACCCTAAACGAGATATGCCATTCGAAGGAACTCGACACAACGCGCTTGATGATGCCATTCACCAAGCCAAATACGTTTCAGCAATCTGGAAAAAGTTAGCTAAATAATCACCAGGTGAAAACATGCCAGCGCCTATGTATGGTGCGAATGACCCGCGCCGCTGTTCCGGCAATTCCGTATCGGAGGTGCTGGATAAATTCAGAAAAAACTACGACCTGATAATGTCGCTACCGCAGGAAACGAAAGAGGAAAAGGAATTTCGCCATTGTATATGGCTTGCAGAGAAAGAAGAACGCGAGCGAATTTACCAGACATCAATCCGACCATTCCGCAAAGCCACATATACCCACTTCCCTGAATATATCGACCCGCGCCTGCGTAATTATCGATCACGCTATGGCGCTATCAGTAATGACTGAGGAATTTATCATGAGAGGACTTGCATACAATCCCGGCATTCTTCCGGCAGAAATGATTATTCGCCAACGCGTAAAGCCAATGCCATCGAGAGAGGAATTGCTTAAGAGAAATTCTTTTCCGTCAGTGAATCAAAACAAATATCTGAATGCGATGTGGCGTAAAGGAGGCAACCAGTGAGTAATTCAGCACGACTACAGCTTGGTTTTTCACCGCTATCAAAAACTATCATGCTGGCAAAAATGCGCGATGTTGAAGGTGGACGTATGCGCGTTGGCAATGATCCAGGTCGTGATGTTACCAATGAGGCTGCTCAATTGGTGTGGCGACTGGTCATGGCTGAAGGTGGTGAGATCGCGTGGGAGCTGGATGATGGTTCTCGCATGGTGTTGAAGGCAGAAAAGCAGGAGGCAACCAGTGAGCCAGATTGATTATCAGGCACTGCGTGCTAAGGCAGAAAAAGCAACGTGTGGCGAGTGGTCGCTCGAATATGGAGAGGGCCGATTTGATGGTGATGATGCGCTAATTCATCGTGAAGTTGCTGGATATATTCCCATTTGCAGAATTGAAGGAGCGCATCCAGAAAGCGGTTTCGATGAAGATTTCCAAATGGAACAGCAGGCCAATGCTGAATTCATCGCCGCAGCCAATCCGGCTACCGTACTGGCGCTGCTGGATGAGCTGGAATCCAAAGACAGGCGCAACGCTGAGCTGGAGGCGAAACTCCAAGCCACTGACAAATTGCATGATAGCGCGTTCCGTCATGGTCTCCAGCATGGTTTTAGTTACGGTCAGACAGATGATCAAGCAGGATTTGAGAAAGCCATCCAAGCGTATGGGCAGCAGTGAAAAGGAGAGTGAGTATGAAATACGAAATCCCGGAATCAGAAGATATTGAATGGCAGCAGGCTATGCTCCGTGAAATAGACAGCGCCCTTGACGTCTTGCGTGATGAGCATGAGCACGCAGTGGTGGTAGAAGAAATCATCAATGATATCACCGCGAGAATAGCATCACTCCGCGCGTACTCTGGATACTGAGGACTAACCCATGAGCACCTTCACTAAAGAGCAGTTAATAGAATACCTGAAGGAATCGACGCAGAACGCTAGTGGTATGTTTGAAATCAGCGAGGACACCATCTGCGCGTTGATGTCCATGCTCGCCTCCCCGCCAGCGCCGGTATCTGTGCCCGCTGCGATGGAAATTGATGATGACTTTGACAGCGCGTTTGAACACGGAAAAGCTGTCGGCTGGAACGCCTATCGCGCCGCCATGCTTCAGGCCGAACCTGTAAGTAATAGTGATGAGTTACCGCTGGACTATCTGCAAGGACACAAAGACGGCCTGGAGTGGGCTGCACAATTGGCAGAAGCCAATCATCCGCAAACAGGTGACTGGTTGTACGACGACCCAATCGATCTTGCCAGGGCGATTCGCAAAGGTCCGGATATGCCTACTGTTCAGGGTGGCAACTCTCCGGTAACTCCGGATGGTTGGATAAGCTGTAGTGAGCGAATGCCGGATAAGTTAATTCCGGTAATGGTCATGTATGAAGACGGTGAGATGTGGTCTGCAATGTGGAATGGCAATCGCTGGGATGATGGCACCGAATATCCGAATCCGCACTCAGTTACGCACTGGCGTGAAATGCCAGCAGCACCGAAGCAGGAGGTTAACCGTGGCTAACCTGCAACTTGCCGTTAAAGGTGTATACTTCGATGCCATGATTCGCGGAGAGAAAACGGAAGAGTATCGCCTGTGTAATGACTACTGGAATAAGCGAATTATGTTCCGCGAGTATGACCGACTGATTATCACAAAGGGATATCCAAAGCGCGACGATTCCAGTCGCAGAATTGATGTTCCGTACGACGGATATGAAATCAAGACAATCACACATCCCCACTTCGGCGATAAACTGGTGAAGGTATTCGCGATAAAGGTGAATATCGGCAATGAATAACAATCCTCTCGCTCGCGGGGATTTCTTTTATCTGAACTCGCTACGGCGGGTTTTGTTTTATGGAGTGAATGATGTCTGATTTAGCAATGAAGGTATTGAAGTGGCAAACGAAAGGCCACGTTGGCATAAGTAGCGCAACTATGGCTTCTATTGCTCTTGGGCTGGAAAAGAGCTTCTACCACGGACGGTTTGACGCACCAAGCGATCCTGCCGATTTGCGAAGATGCATGATGCTCGTAGATGAAATACCTGAAATTAAAGATAGCTTTCCGCTCATAGCGAAAAAGGTAAAGCGGTTTTCTCCGATTTTACGTGAGTGGGATTCACTTATTGCTCTGCTTAAGCTTGAGCTTAAGAGGCCAGATAAGCGAGCACCAAAAACATATAAATGGATAAAAGAGCTTCTTTCTGACCAGGAGTAACTATGGAATCACACAGCCTCACACTCGATGAGGCCTGTTCATTTCTCAAGATATCCAATAACCAGCCTTGCGCTGGTTTTTTCTTGCGTGAATTTGCAGAGGTAATGCGATGTACTTAACGCTTCCAGAATGGAACCAGCGACAGCCAAGGCCAAGAAGCCTTGAGACAGTTCGACGCTGGGTTAGAGAGTGTCGAATCTCCCCTCCTCCACTTAAGGATGGGAGGGAGTATCTGTTTCATGAGAACGCAGTAAAAATCGACGTTAAAAATAAGCCAACAGGCAGACTTTTGAAGAGGATTAGAGATGGGAAGAAGGCGAAGCCATGAACGCCGTGATTTGCCTCCAAACTTGTATATCAGGAACAACGGTTATTATTGCTATCGAGACCCAAGGACGGGTAAGGAGTTTGGGTTAGGTCGCGACCGGAGAATCGCAGTAACAGAAGCAGTTCAGGCGAACATTGAGTTATTTTCCAGCGCTGAGCGAAAAAGTCTTACGTCGCGGATCAATAATGAAGATGCAATGACTATGCACGCATGGCTGGAAAAATATGACAGCATCATATCAGTCAGAGGACTCAGGCCTAAAACACTTGCTGATTACAGAAGCAAAATAAGAGCCATAAAGGAGCGGTTTCAGGACATTCCATTGTCAGATATAACAACCAGGGATATTGCCACCATACTCAATGATTATGTTTCAGAAGGAAAGTCGGCCACATCAAAGTTAATCAGATCGACGTTGAGTGACATTTTCAGAGAAGCTATAGCTGAAGGCTTCATACACTCAAACCCAGTCACGGCCACAAGGGCCGCTAAATCTGAAGTTAAAAGGGTCAGATTAACCACCGATGAATTCATGAAAATATATGATGCTGCCGGGAAGCAGCCGCCATGGGTGAAACTGTCTATGGAGATAGCATTACTTACCGGGCAGCGTGTTAGTGATATCTGTGCAATGAAATGGGTTGACATTTCAGAAGGATTTCTACACGTACAACAACAAAAGACAGGAGTAAAACTGGCGATACCGGTAACGATTAAACTTGATGCAGCTAACCTTTCGCTTTCAGATACGCTGAAGAGATGTAAATCACTTTCGCAAGGAGAAACAATAATTTCCTCTACACGAAGCGAAGCGCTTTCATCAGGGACGGTATCAAGGTATTTTATGCGCGCACGCAAGGAATCTGGACTTTCTTTCAGCGGAGAACCGCCAACATTTCATGAGATACGCAGCCTGTCTGCAAGGCTCTATGAGAAACAGTATGGCGAAAGATTTGCGCAGCACCTTCTCGGACATAAGTCTGATAGCATGGCTGCGCAATACAGGAACGATCGCGGGAGAGAGTGGGAGAGAATAGAAATCAGTTAGTGATTTTATTTTGACTAATAGTGACCTTCGTTGCGTAACACTTTGAACATAAAGACTTTTTTATACGTTCAACTTAGTATAAAAAAGCAGAACACAGAACGTTAATATTCAATACAATCAATCACATACAATAAGTTTTGATTGATTAATATATAACAAAACACGGTAAAATACGGCATTTCCAGTCACTAACAATCAATAACTTACATTACATTAGTGACCTTAAACAGAGCATTAGCGCAAGGTGATTTTTGTCTTCTTGCGCTAATTTTTTGTCACAAGAACATACCTTACACCAGAAGCACACAAAGCCTTGCAAACCGATGCAAAGCTTTGTGTGTCCCGCTTTTGTCTCACTCTATTTAGTTAAATAATTTCCGTTAAAATTCACAGTACCACCGACTGGTATTGATGCGAACCCAACTACGTTTAACTGTCCGTTTGTTTCGATATAACATTCGACAGGAATCATTATGCTTGATGCACTAACCCCCCACGCAGGAATGGGAACTCGTTTTATAGGTCTGCATGCAGAAATAGTGTTATATGCAACTGCTGCTGTTCCGCGCGTCAGCGACCCTGTGACCTGCACTGTCTTGCCAGTTAAAATCATGTCGAAAGCTCCGGTATCTGCCCATCCATTTAATGGATTTCCGTCTTTTACACCTGGATAACCTGAAATAAGAACAGTACCGTTGATGTATCCATTAATGAGAGAAGCATCAAGACCCAGGCCACCAAGATAATCAACTCCTGCCTCCCCATTCTCATTTGCAAATAGCTTTCCATGGGTCAAGCTATTCCCACCGAGTGCATAACCACTTTTTGTGTTACCTTTTGACGATCCTGTTCCTATATTTATCTCAACTGAATCAGGATGAACACGAATACCGCCAGAAGCATTACTAATCCTATGCTCACCGATAGTCCAACCAACACATTTATTATCAATGGTTAATGAATAATAGTTCCCATAGACATTAAATGCAGAGTACCTACCAATGCTGACGTTTGTTATGAATCCGGTATTAGCATCAGACGGTATCAATCCCCATGATGCATTCTGCACAATTAACTCACCAATGCCAATTCTGTCGATTGTTACATCATCGTGGGCGTCGTAAATACCACCCATGGTGACGTCAGGCCAGCCAGCGTTGTCATAAAGACCAACTGCAATTCTTTCCATATAGTTACTGGCGCATGCGCCACCAGAATCTGATTTGAAGATAAATGCATCACCATATTGGCCGTAGCAATGAGCAATGCCGCCCTGCAAATTTTGACACTTAATCGTTAGACCATGAAAACCACCAATGCACTCAACGTAACCCAAGGTTACACCGGATAATTGCTCAAGAAGAATGCTGTGCGTTCCTGGCTTACTGGCAACGTTAACTGAACTCAGCGTCTTGACATTGTCAATTTCTATATTGGCGTTGGAACCAACACCATAGTGCACAAGAGCGTCCTCGTAAGTTTCCGTTGTATACACATTCTGAGACACATAAGCACCAACATCGATCCCAAGGTTGTAGGTTTTAAACCCTCTCGCTTGATTCTTTACCGCCCCTTGAATAACTGTCCCAGTTCCATCGATAAATCTGGTTTTATCATCAGATAACTGAGGCATCCCAGTGCCAACAATAGAGATATTTTCAACTGTGTTCCTGCCAGTTCCGTACAGGCCGGTAATGTTGTATGTTTTTTTACCAAGCCAAAACACAGTACCGGCTTCAGCCTCAGAAAGTGCTGCTTTCAAATCACCGTTATATGGCTCGTTGTCGACGACGACAAATTTAGCCGGAAGGTTATAATGCTCGGCCAGTCCACCAACCAAAAGATAACCGTCTGGTTGGCTCAGCCTGTATTCAAGCTGATCTGGGTCATACTTCAATACGTTAGCAATATAGTCAACCTGACAACCATAGGCATCATAGATAGCCATGCTATGACCCTTAACGGTGACAACTTTCACCAGTTGGCCGTTGTATACGATTTTACCGGCTGCGTTGATAATTAGCGGCTGAGTAATCTGGACGTGAGAGCCATCCTCATTTTCAATGTATACGGGTATCTGATTGGCAGGATTAACCGGATCTGTATCAATCTGACCAATGTAAATTTTCCCATTCGCAACAGCTTTAAACGAACGGGATTCAGTAAAGATTGGGCGAGGGTTAGAAACAACTGCGTTGGCAGTGATATCTGTCATTTAATTTGCTCCAGATACAAGGAATCGCCGCAGCATGGCTACGGTGAATTTTGGGCATAAAAAAACCCAGCCGAAGCTGGGTCGTTGCGTTGGTTATCTGTCAGTAGTTATGTACTGAAGGAGGTAATTCTTTATTCTTAAGTCTCATCCATGCGGAAAGATTCGTTGGTCCGTCTGGCTCATTGATATCAACATCTCGTGTGTGATTGATTAAAACGTCTCTCGCCATTCCGATAACATACGAGAACTCATGACCGTAGTCGTAGCATCTGCCGGAATAGTTCGATTGAATTTGTTTTAATGCCGGATAGAGTTCGCGGAATAATGCCTGTGAGCGATTGGCATAATCCCATAGCCATACAAGGCTGTTTGCTTCTTTTGCAGAAAGCTCGTTGGTTTTCTTCTCTTGTTTGCCGATGAACTCGCCTTCAAGCACTACCCTGTGGATATACTCTACGGCTTGCGGTATCTGAGATGCATCAAGTTCTTCAATACTTTCCACATTGAAACGCTGATGAATCATTGCATAAGCTTCTGGGTACATTAGATGCTTTTTGCTGACCAGCATATTTACAGCATCACGAAGCGGAGTCCTGTCATCAACAGATGTTTTCTTACGCGCATTTTCTGCCTTTCCCTTCGTCCAGTAGTCATGCAGCACAGTAAAGCATTCTTCCTGGTACTGAATCAGTTTATCACGGATGTCAGCACGAACTTTCTCAGGGTTGATGCTGAACAGCCATCCATTTAACTTCTTCAAAGGAAGGCAGAGTAACTTACGAAGCTTACCATCAGCGGCAACCATATTCATATGAATACAGTTGAACTTATCTAGTTGTTTCATAAGTTTTTGTTGCTGAGTACCCCAACTCATTCCGAGGTTTTCAACGATTGGCTTCATCGCAACATATGCAACTCCGGCAGCCATGGCGGTGATAATTTGCTGACCGTTGAATGGAACGTAAGAGGTGTTCACTGCTTCTAAAATTGCTATACTATTCATGTTGGTTTTTCTCCACGGATTTACCGACAACCGAAGCCCTGACTGTTACCGCAGTTGGGGCTTCACTGTTTTATGTTCACATCTAACATTGTTTTTCTAGAATTTAACTCTTTCCCCATCGCTTCAACGCAAAGAGATACACAACCACTACAGATAAATATCTCTGCTTTAGCGCGAATCAACATTGCACATTCATGCTGAGGCTTTCCGCAGAAGGAGCACTTAAAGCCATCTTCTTTATTCATATCGCCACCCCCTCTCTCTTCAGGCTGTCTATCAGGCGCTTGATAACCTCTGAGTTAAACGACCTGCACTCTTCCTTTGCCCTGCTACCGATAGCATCCTTTAACGACTGCGGCATCCTTACCAAAATCTTACTTATTTCTTTCTCCATGTTACCCTCCACACAAACAACTCTTTTCGAATACAAAAGATAGCAAAGTGAGTATATCTAGTCAAAATTTTTTTGCATACACTTTGATATCAAATTGAATACCAAAGGTGTGATATGGCAAAGGGTGTGTCAATTTCTCCAACTACGGTAAGAATCCCTGAATCTTTACGCGAGGCTCTTGCTGTCAGAGCATCAAAAAATGGTCGCTCTGTTAACTCCGAGATCGTCATGATTTTGCAGGCCGCGATTGATGAAGATAGGTCGCCAAAGTCAGTTGAGTCATTTGCTCAGCAAGAAGCTGACAAATTCAAAGAGGCGCTGCTTGAGACGCTAAAGACCATGTATGGTAAGGATGCAAAATGAATAAAAAACAGTTTATTAAGTCAAAAACGTCAAGCAAGGAAGAGCTAGAGAAAGAGCTAAACTCCCTGAAATATGCTCTGTGTCTGGTTTACTCAAGACTGCCAATGGAAGATAAAAACGCCATTTACAATGAAATGATTAGCAGCCTTGATTTTAACGATAGAGACCTAGCATCCCACCTCAACAGCTTCCGCGTCCCTGAGTAATTCTGTTGCGGATTTGCTTCTTGCGGTGGTTTAAGCTGGAGAGCTTGGCTTCTGCTTCTGATATTTGCGCATCTAGATCTTTAAGCTCAAGATCTGAAAGTCGCTGGTCAAGCAGGGTTTGATTCAACTCAATGTTGTTCAGACGTTCTTCTATGGTCATGATTACTCCTTATAAAAAACCCACCTGACGGTGGGTTTTATTAGTGCTTGTATAGGTTGAACTCTCTATCAAGCCATATAACAAAAAATGTCGATCCAAGACGATAACCAACCATGGCTTTCAAATCATCAAATCTAAAAGCCAAGAAATGATCTACGTCTTCCGTTATATGACTGGGGATACCTGCTTTAATTGCACCCCTTGCAATCTTCTCAAATCCAAGCTTATGCCTACCTTGCTGCTTAATATCTGCCCATGTTAGTTGACTTAATCTGTATAATTTATCAGCTAAGCCAGCTTTCTCATCTTTTTGGCATTTCGTTATGCAGTGAGAGCTTTGGATGTAACAGAATGAAAATTTCGGTTTCTTTTGATCTGAATTCCCCCCTGACTGCGGCCCTAACTTTAACTTACCTGTAGATTCAGCAGGGGGGATAATCCTTTTAGATTTTCTTGCCATCTCGTTAGTTAATCCGAGTTGCAAAGTACTCTGCCATCTCCTTAGAACTAATTTCAGAACCACCAACACCCTCAATATAGTTTGATCTCCATGGTGACTCTTCGTGTGTCATGTTCCTCAGTTTCCAGGCAGAAAATTGCCCAAAAACATCCCAGACTTCTTCTAATAGCTCTAACTGTTCTTCGCTGAATTTTTCAGCATCAAAAGACTCTGGAGAAGGGATAGCACCATTACCATATTGTTTATAACGGTGATAAAGCTCAGGGACAACAGGGCCATGCATCCAAGCTTCCATCTTATTCTGAAAAAGAGGCTCGCCAAGCAACGCCAATGAAAAACCCTGAGCATAGTAAACAAGCTTTTGTAATTTTAAATTAGAGATTGCGTCACCGCTATCCTCGTCACACCGCGACAGGAAGTAGTCGGCGACATCAAAACAAGTAAGCATGAACACACCTCCATCTTGATAGCCACAGCTAAGTATCCAACTATGTCAAATGTCATTTAATACTATAACAAAGCTATCAGCAATCCTTCGGAGGCTAACTTACAACCACTTTAGCGACATGTTTAAACCATTACGTTTCACATTTACTGCATTTTCGCCGAAGTTACCTATAAGGTAATGTCACATTTCCTGCAAGTTTCATGCAATGTTGAAAAGTGAGCTATTCACTTTTCTATGACACCAAACACCAAAAATAGCACTTTTTGCTAAATCATTCGTCCAAGTTGTGGATGGTTTGTCGTTGACACGTTTTCACACACCACTCCACCAATAAAGTATCATCTGGTATCCTGAGCAAAACTAAGGAGGTTGGTGTGAAGCGATGGTTCCTCATAATTACTGTTTTCGCGATCATTTACACTATTTTCCCTGCATTAAAAGCACCAATGCAAATAATTTCGCTAGCAATAATTGCAATTGGTGCTTTCATTGCAGTAGCCGTACTTGTGTTTAAGGTTTTAAAGTTTTTAGTTTGGCTATCAAAAGATGATGGATGCAAAGTTCATCAAGAAAAAGAAGGCAAAATAACCAAAGTTGACTAACTGTCACTAGCGAGCCATGTAATAATCCCCGTGCGGGCAATGGTTTTTGCTTCATCTGTTGATAAGGTTTTCTCCCATCTCTTAAATGCCCCAGATTGCATCAGTTTCCTTTCTATTACGCGTCTCACTTCTGCTCTGTCTACTGGTGCGTTTTGCAGGCGAAATAGCATTGATTTAAACTCAGGAGAAGACAGTAGAGCATCAGCAGCCTTTATCCTGCTTGTTTTCCCTGACATCAATGCTGACGTTATCACCCCTGTTGCACCTACACCAGGAAGACCAGATAAGCTTGTAATACCTTCCGCCGCAGCAGCTTTTGAGGCTATTCCATAAATTTTTGCGAGACTACCCTTTTCTTTCAGAAAGTTATTAACTTGCTGATCCACAAGGCTGCTAGCATACTGCTTACCAGTATTGAGTCTATTCATAGCCTTGGCTGCTTGATAAATCGTATCAAGGCGCTTTGATGCATCTGTGCCAATAGCATCACGGAGAGCCTTCATATTGGCCCCATTGCGTGACATTCCGTTATACCATTTTACAAATCCATCAACCCCTAATTGCTGGCCTGGTGATTTAGCATAGCTGGTAAATGCTTTATTCATTGAGGTGAGCGCAACTTCCTGCCGCATATCCTTTGGAATTGACTTCATTAATTGCCTAAAGTCACCACCGTTTCCTTTTGCCATATTAACAACGGCACTTTCAACTTTTGGAATTGCTGATTGCTGAAGTTTTCTACCCAAAACGGTTACGGCATCATCTTCAATGGATTTTCGTGTTTTTACCAACTCCTTACCAAGCGTCCATAACTCCCCTGCGCCATATTTTTCTGCGACAGCCTGTTGGTCATCTGTTATAGCCGCATATAACTTTTTAAGAACACCTGTTTCTTCATCCTTGAATGGGCCAGAGCCTTTGCCAATAGCTTGCCCAACCTGCTTTCTAGCGAGATCTAAACGCCCATACGTTGGCAAGGTGTTTGGATCAAGTCGGTTCAATGTCCGCTTCATTATTGGAGATAATTCATCAATTCCACCTATATCATCAGCAAAATCCTCTAAAAAATTCAATGTATTAGTTGCCTCAATCCGGTCTCTTACAGGAACCTTTTCGGCAATTTTGTTGTAGATGTTATCTGACTGATTTTGTAATGATGAAATGGTTTTATCAAAATTATCTGCAAGCCTGTCAGAAACCAGTTGCTTATCAAGGCTTCCCCCAAATGAAGTTATCATTTCATCAGCTTTTCTTCCTAATTCAGTAATAAAACGCTTATGCGCCTCACTAATCTCTGTTCCAGGGAGACTTGCCACTGCATTATCAAGAGCCCTGACAGCAGGATTATTAGAGATCATGCCTGGAGTGGCATAATTTTCCAGTTCTAGCTCACGAATAGCATTTATCGCGTTAAAATCAGGATTAACTTCATCGGCGAAATCTTGAATAGCTCGTTGCCCGCCGATAAATTTATTGTCCATTGCGCCAGCAGCTTTCTTTAACGTTGCTTTAGATGATTTACTACCCATCCCTACGGATGAGCGATAAATATCTCCGGCACTATTTTTAATTTTTCCTGCAATCTTCCCAAGCGCTGGACCAACAATCTCTGCTACAGGGCCAGCCACAGCGCCAATAGCAGCTCCAGAAGCAACATCGCTATTTGTTCCATTGGCTACAATAGCCCCTTCTCCAGCACCAAGCCCTGCGGCGGCAGCCAGCCTTGCCGCCCCTTTCGGAACCTGAGAAATAATCCCACCACCACTAACAAATGGCGCTGCTTGTCCAACAAACTCACCAACATCTTGTGCGGTTGATGGTTTTGCCGCTAACTTCTGCTGTAGAGACTGAATTGCGGCTTGCTCTTCTGGTGTCATATCCTGAAACAGGCCAACACCTTTACCAACATCCATCAATCCACTGAGAACGCCATACATAAAACGGTCGAAACCGTTAGCATTATTAACAACATTTTCCTGTCTGGAATTTTCCTCTGGCGAAACCAAAGGTGATTGCTGCTGTTCTGGTTGGGCATCAAGCACAAAACCATCAGGAAGCTGTGAGTTATCAGGCTGATTATCGAGAACAAAGCCTTCGGGTAAACCTACATCGGTTGCCATTGTCCGTTCCTGTAAATGAGTTTCTGACCAGTTTTAGGGTTCGTTGCCGTCGCGCCTTCTGATATCCCACTTGGCGCAGCTTTTGTCTGCCCATTACCACCTTGTGGTGTAGGCTGCGCTGGGACATCGTCAAATAGCTTGGCCTTCCTTCTCCCTAAGCTTTTTTTCAGCCCCTGAGGAATAGTATCTCCATACGTATCCAGATATTCGTCTACCTGCTGGTTAAACTGCTGCCCCATAGCGTTGGCGTTAATTTTTGCTGCGTTAACAATGTTATCCCTCGCTTCCTGTGACAAGCCATTCCCTGCATTAAGCTGGTCTACATATCCTTTTATCTGCCCCCATATGCCATCAGAGCGCATGACCTGAACCTGTTCACCTTCGCGAACAACTGACTGAGGGTCGAGAGACTTCATGTAATTAAAGATAATCCCAAGTTGGGCAGCGCCAGTATTTACCTTGCTAAGGGCTTGCAGAGAGTTTGCCGCCGCTCTGACAGAGTTATAATTTTTGCCAAAATTGGTAATGTCAGAATTTAATCCCTTAATTAAGTCTGCTGACGGCTTACCTTTTTGCCCCAGCTCCATTAGCTTCAATCCCATCTCATCTGAGTGCATTTGTGCCCGCTGAGCCCTGTCTAGTTGAGCGTTCTGGATATTTGCCCATCCTCTCGCATTCTCCATGTCAGCCTGACGGATGCTTTCATCCAATCGCCCTTTCTCAAGTTGGCGACCAACCATCTTGTCCTGAACAGCAAACGCCTTTTCTGGTCCAAGCGCACCGAGAGACATAGTAGTCAACATGTGTGATAGCTGCTCTGGATTCTGGATACCTGTCTGAATCATCCAGTCAGCATTAGCACCAACGCGATTTAACCTGTCCTTGTTGTCAGTAATGAATTTACTGTAGGCTTCCGGTCCCTGAGAAAGAGCGACGTTAGCCCTCATGGCTAAATCGCCCATATCGTTGCGTTGCTGATCATTAAGACCGGAAAACGCCTGTTGTGCCTGTGCAACAAACGCTGGATTTTCCTGGGCAAACTTAAATAGTCCCGATGGATCACCAGAAGCCCATGCATCAGCGTGAACCTTATTGAACGCACTAATAGCTTTCTGTTGCTGTTCCTGCTTATAAATATCAGCAACGCCAGCCAGACCACGCAGCCCTGTTAAAGCCACATTATTAGCGCCTGATCGAGCCAAATCATTGTTTTCGCGAATCAGTCCAAGCGTTGCGTTAATGTCGCTTGCCTTTGGCGCATTCTCATTTTGCGCACCAATGCCAGCCAGAAAACCACCAGAATTAATACCCTGCTGCCACGTAGCCATTGATTACCCCTTAAAACAACGAACCAAGCAGACCAATACCACCACCGATAGCCGCTCCCCATGGGGTTGACATTGACAAAGCATTGGCTATTCCACCACCTAACAATGCACCGGAGGCAGCACCACCAACAGCAGATTGCATAGCTGATGGCCTGTTGGCATTTGCCGCTGCAAGAGCCGCGCTTTGCTGTGAAATCTGGCTCATATTGTTGGCATATGTCTGTCCGGCGTTTGCCTGCCCCTGAAGCGCACCAAGACCAATATTTGCAAGGTTCTGATAGTTATTCATCTGACCTGACAGCCATTGCTGACCAAGTGTTGGGGCGATTGCTGAAAGCTGGTTACTGGTCGCTGTAGAACCAAGGCCACCTGTTGCTTCTGCCGCTGCCAGATTCTGGTAACGTGCCTGCCCGGCAAGGTCTTTATACTGCTGAGAATCGTGATACTGATTAAGTGCCTGCCCCTGACCTTCGAGAGAGGATAAACCTTCAAGACTGCCGATATACTTATCTGCCAGAGGAGTAAACGGCTTCAGGTTGTTCATGATGGTGTTGAACTGCTGGTTTTGCAGGTCTGCGGCATACTTTTGCGCTTCTGCTGCATACTTTGCGCTTTTATCTGCGCCACCTTTTCCGCCTTTTTCAGGGCAAAGAGGTTCCTCACCGCGCAGTTTTCTGCCCAGCTTAAATGCATATAACATGGTTATCTCCCGTTATTCAGGAAGTCGGTTAACTCTTCTCGGGTGGCGGCGTAAAACGTCACGTCATCTACGCCTTTGAAGTATTTCTTGATGGTTCCCACACGCTTAAGGCCAATCATTGCGCAGTACATCTGACCGTGGCGAAATTTGCGTGCAGCAAATGATGTAACGCACTGAACGGTGGTATTGGTGAGAATGTATCGCCAGAACGCCAGTCCGATTTCCTTACTGAATCCGCGAATCTCAGGCAGGTACATGGCGTGGCAGTCAAAGGTCATCGGCTGAATCTCGTTGTAATACACGATGCCACCGAACTGACCATGTACGTTCACTTCAAAGTAACGACACTCAGGCTTGTAGTCGTATCCGTCACCGTTGTTGCTTCCGGCAATGATGTCGGGGTGGTTGCCAACCATTTCTATCAGGTCGATGTTGCGTGTTGGAGTGAATGTAATCATTAATCAATCAACCCATGTGCACGCAAGGCGTCTTCCAAAGCCTTAGTGCGCCGACGCTCAGTAATTAGAGCATTGGCTATAGCCTGGATTTCAGATTGCGTGTAAGTATCGCTAACGGCGAATGTCAGGTCAGCATCGAATACGCCTTTATTCGCCGTACCTGTTGCCGCGGTCCATCCAGTCTGGCGAGCGCCAACAACTTTTGTACCGTTAACAGAATAACTTCCTGATACGTTAAGGGATGAGGCAAGAGTTTGAGTTCCTGTTCTGCTGAGTGAAACATAATCAACGATTATCTCTGATACTTTACCGTCGATATCCTCAACTTTTATTTTCAGACCATTAACATCATTCTCTATTTCAAGAAGCTTTACTTTTATTCCTGAAATATCCTCTTCTGTTTTTGCAATTCTTTTTTCGTGCTCATCAAGAATTACATCCTGCTCATCATTTTTAACCTGTGCGTCGTAAGCGCCACTCCCTGCCTCATTTGCCTTGCCTGCAATAGCACCAACGTCAGCTCCCTGCGCGATTACATAGAGCAAATAAGACTGGCTAAAGACGTTACGGGGAAGAATTGAAGCATCAATGCGTGTAGCCTGAACCACGACAGGCTTATTAAGTGACGGGTCTGCCATATTTTACTCCAGACGAATTTGACACCCGGATAGTGTTACTGGCGATTTGGTGATTACCCGCAGTTTGAATCCGATTAATCGACGAATGCGCCCAACACGTTTCCATAAAACGCGCTTGTCGTACACAAACGGCTCGTTCTGCTCAATCATCTGTTCACGACCGTAATTGATACCGTCAGTTGTTGCAGACAGGAACAGGCGGTCGGCGTATTGAGCAACACCAGTGGATGATTCAACTTCGAGGTCGAAGCATCTGGCGTTCTCTGCTTTGAAGATTGGCGTGAACAAGATGAACTCTTGTTGTTTTTCGTACTGGCTACTAATGTCAAATTGCAGTTGTCCTGTCACCGCTTCTGATTTATCGCCGCACGTAATCTGGTTGCCTTCATACATGAAGTCGACAGCACGATATACATCATCGTAAAGCCCGGTTTTCAGCACGCACCATTGTGGTCCGTTCTGACTTGACGATGCGTCGTAAACCAGAACATGACGAGGGAGATGAATAATCAGAAGCTCATGAGAATCGAAGCGCAAAGTCTCCATTACACCCGTCGCCAGTTCATCAGCCGTGTATGAGCGGATAATTTTCTCAATACTGGCCGTCGCAATTGGTGAAGCCTGCCCTGACCCGATGATGTAGACGGAAGGTGCGCCAGTAGCCGGGTGACTGATGAATGCATATGAATCAGCGAATGGCGTTTTACAGTATGTTCCGGCAATGCCCTTCTGTACCATCAGCGATGGCTGTGCGACATACAACGCAGCGCCAGCGGTGGTTGCGCCTGTCAGAGAGAAATACTCTATCGTTGACGAACCAAAGCAGACGATGAAGTCTCGCCATGTGCCGATACCGATGATGCCGTCCGGCTGCGATTCTGCGCGATATTGTGCGCTGTATCGGTCAGGATGCGATTCGTCTTCAAGGTCAGTGATAAACCATGAATCAGTGCCGTCTTTTGACCACGCATAACGCCCACGTAAGCGAGTAATGTCACGGACTGAACCTAACTCGTACTGTGTGAATCCGCTGTCAGTAGGCCAGTTTGAGACGGTTTTAACGGTGCCATCATAGCGGTATTCGACCAGTTGACCATTAACGCCTACCGCCTGTGATGTCCGCCCATGCGCCATTGATACGCGACCACTTCCGGCAACATCACCGACTTCGCTTTCGCCTTTGTAGAGCTTGCCGCCACACACACGATAGACAGCATTCTGCGCCATGTTGTACTCGACGCCTCGAGATACACCGTTCACATCAGAACGTTTGGCAATGCCCGGGAATGAGCGAAGATATCCGCTGCTATTGAGGATTTCTTTGGGTGTAGCCAACATATTCACTGGCAGATAGTCGATATAGTCGGCATTTCGAAAGTCTTTGCCGACACCTTTCATAAGCGGAAGTTGCTGAATCGGCATTATTCGCTCCCGTTATCACAAGGTTCCTTTCGGTGGAAGTAATTCAAACCGTTCCACTTCGCCAACTGATTTCCACTGCCAACAGGCATACGGTTTGGATAACCGGACTTACATTTTGCGGCTTTTGCTCTGTCCATTGCAGACAGTTTGACAAGTCGCTCTTTCCCGTATCTGGCAGTGGTTATAAGTTTTGCAGACGCTTCCAGCGCATAATCTGGAGCAATGCGGCAGGCAAGGTTGAAAATGACGGCATTGATAGCGTTATTTGATAAACCGTGTTCATCGCCTGGATCCGGAGCGACATCGGCATCAGCGAAAATGTAGCCAACGTTGATACCTGGTGACGCATCACCGCCAAGCCATTCCGCCATCATCATTTCAAGGTCGTTGACTCCGTCTTCCATAGACTGCGGTTCGACATCGGTTAACGTGGCATTTGATGCCACACCGAGCTTACGTAATGCCGCAAGGACTAAATCACCCTTCGTTGTCAGGTTCATCTGCTGCCGCCTTAGGTTTTCTACCAGGCTTTTTACGCTGTTTTTCTTCTGGCTCTGGCTCTGGCTCTGGCTCTGGCTCTGGCTCTGGCTCTGCAACATCCTTCAGAAGATCATCAGGATGTGCAAACCAGCCAGCATCCAGATATTCCTGAAGCTCTTCGGCTTTCACGATTTCAAAGTCGTATCCAACGCCTTTCCATTTCTTCATGTCGCCATGACGAAAGATCATGTGTGTCATGTTTGTCTCCAGATAAAAAAGGGAGCCGAAGCTCCCTCTGGTTATCACGCAGTCTGGTTAGGCAGACCAACACCAATTGCCTCTGGTCGTACAGCACATGCTGAATACCACACAGCAATACGGCACTTACCAGACAGAGTGTTGATATCACCCTGCGTTGCGAAGATGCCGTTAACACCAATACCAGGAATGCTGAAGGAAGACGTTTTCATGCCAGCAAACAGTTCATGGGTTACCGGGATCGGCTGAGACAGCAGACGGATTGAGTCATCAGCCCAGAACACGTTAGCGGTGGTTGTTGACACGTTCAGAACGTTTACCGTAGTGGTATCAGCAAGAGAGGTGTTTACGTTAGCGTAAGCCTTCTCTTCTTTTGTCAGTGACGCGTCATCCAGCGCAATCGGCTTCGGCGTGATTTCAATGTGAGTACTATCGATCACTCGGGTGATTGAGAAAGTAGCATCATCAGTCAGCACGTTCTTCGCCATCTGAGACAGGAATTTCACACCAGTGAAACTGATTTTGTCGCCGCGCTTAAATCCGGTGGTGGAGGATACTGTCACCGTTGCAACACGGTTGTCGACGTTCTCTTTGTTACCATCGGTATCAAGGGTGTATGCCTGCGGCTTAAACTTCTGCGCACCAGAAACAGTTACACCAGTCGCGGTTGACTTGGTAACTGCCGGAAGTTTCGGTGAGCGAAGAATTTCATCAAAGCCAGCAATCTGACGCTGAATAGTACCGTTACGATACGCTTCTTCAGGAACGCGCCCAAAGATGTCACCATCTACCAGGTTGCGGCCTGCTTTGCGGTAATCGTCAGGGTTCAGGAAGTAACTGATGCCCATATCGCGGTTTAGCTCACGGGAGAACATCAGGCGCTCTGCATCAGACACAAAATCCCAGCCAGACAGGCCAGTAGATGGACCAATTGCTCGGGTATCGTGAACAACAAGTGAGCCCATTTCAGTTGCCTGTTTGGCAATTGCTGACTCAATGTTATTCGCCAGTTTTTTGGCGGATGCCTGGATGCGGCGACGGTAAGAACGCTCATCACGCAGGTCATCTGCACGAAGCTCGAAGAAATCGTTATCCGGATCGCCCATGTTGCATTTCACGGACAGTTCCAGAATCCCGGTTGCGTTGCCAGTTAAATCCCAGCCAGTCTGGGTTGGCGCTTCCTGCTCAACAGGCATCCACACGGTGTTGCTTGAACGCTGCATGGATTCTGCCGGAGGGGTGTATTTTGTCACTTTGGACGCCATTGGCGTCAGGTTCTGGACGGTTTCGATGATTTCATCCAGAGCATACGTGACCAGTTGACCTTCATTTAATGCCATTATCGAATTCCTTTATTCAGTTGCGCCTTAAGCTTGCGGTATGTCTCTACATCCCCTTTGTTTGCTGCCGCTTCCATCTGCTTTTCAATCGCAGATATATTTGCAGCAACAGCGTGTCCCTGAATGGGTTCATCAGGTAGCGGGGCTTCTGAAACAGGTTTGGCTCGAGGCTTGAGAGTTAAACGTTCTGACAGTCGAGTGAGTTCAATCAGCGCGGATTGCCCGTCCATCGCCAGCAACTGGCGTGTTTTCTCAGGATTAGCACCAAGGTGATACATGAGAGCGGCGGATTTCTCCGGGAAGAGGCGCATGATGTCGGCGCCGACTGCTGGCGGCACCAGTTGCATGAATGCGTCCTCTTTCTCCTGATAGTCAGGGATATTGAGCTTTTCCGCTGCGTCGTAGTGCTTACGGGCTGCCTCGACGTATTGCGCTGATTGCTGGGTGAACTCCTGAGTTTTGCGACCCTGCTCGGCGACAGCCTGGCTTCGTGCGTCCATAGCCTTGATCTGCCATTCACTGTTTGCCTGCTGGAAGGCAGCCAGTGCGCGGCTCTGGTCATAGTCGTACTTAGCCAGTGCGTCTTCGGAAAGATAATCGTTAGGGTCTGGTTGTTTTGGTAACTCAGGGTTCACCCGCAGGTGCTCCGGCAACTCTCCACGCTTAACCGCTTCCATCTGCTGCTCAAGCTCACGCTGGCGTTTGCGTTCGATGCGGCGACGGGCAAATTCAGCATTAGTTGCCGGGTCTTGTTTCGGTTTCTCATCGTCTTTCAGGACAATCTCGAAGCCTTCTTCCTGACCTGCGTTGTCGTTGGCATTATCGACAACTAAGCCATCAGCAGATGCCGCTGCATGATTGCCGGGCAGGGTTAATTCTTCAGAAGCCTGAATGTCGGTGGTTTGGTCCATGGTTAACTCTCTCTTATTGAGGTGTCTCGGCTACTCCGCCGGAGGGGATTTGAACTTGACGCATAAGATTCGCGAAATCCATGCGTTGTGAATGAGTCTGGTCTGCATCTTTAAGAAGCAGCTCAGCGTTAGCACGAGCATCTTTGCTGCGCTGTTGCTGGAATTGACCTACGAGCTTGAGGTACTCACGCAGTTCTGCCTGCTTGTCGAGGTCCATATTGTTGAAGATTTCCGCAATCTTCGCGGCGTTGAGTTGGTTTTGTGCTTCAACCTTGGCAGCTTCAACCTGAATCTGCGCCTGTTGGTTCTCTGCCTTGAGCAATTCAGCCTGACCTTGCAGAAGGATACCCTGCGCCTGAATTTGCTCTGCTGATGGCTGCTGCGGCTGCTGTTGAGCCTGCTGTACCATCTCCATCTCTTCAGGTGTTTCTGGTTTCTTCAGCCCCATCATCACCAGTTGCTTGTTCGCGTACTCTCGCATCATCTCGACGCCTTTACCGTCAAGCAGCGTGAAGTATTGCAGCATCAGCATCTGGAACTCTGGAGTACCTTGTGGAACCTTGGTGAGTAACTCCTGAATCTCTGCGCGGTTCTGTTCCTTCATACTCTGGAAGGATGGTCCAACGTCTGTATAGCACTCATAGCGACCGCGAATGTCGTTGAGTGTGACCACATTGCCGGACTGGTAATCTACAACTTGCGCGTAGAGTTGAACGTCTTTCTCGCTTCCGTCTTCAAGAGTCAGCGTTACATGGCGAGGAACGTCATAAATATCGTTGACCATTGAGGCATAAATCTCGCCATCACGTCGCATTGCGGTAGCCAGGTTATCCTGAAACACGTATGTCTCAAGGTCTGCCCGCATGTTCAGTTGATTGACGGTATCGAAAGCGACCTGACCATTTGCCGCCTGCGCATCCACGCCAAGACTAGCCACCTCTTTCACTGCGTTGGTGGCTGCCTCAAGCATGTAAGCGTTGGCTTGCGGCACTTCAGGGTTTTCCATGTAGGAGATTGGACCAATCGGCAGGTCGTTACCGTTTTCATCGGTCCTGTTCTGCAGATAGTACGGATAGTCATCATTTCCACCGTACATGTATTCGTAGCCTTCGATTTGCTCAGGGAAGAAGGTCGGTTTCTTCTTCGGTGAACGAGCAACAATATCGGCGTTGAACGACATGATCATGTTACGAAGGCGTTGACCGTCTTTCGTCAGCCTTACCACTCCTTCGTAGCACTCCTTGTCACCAGCGAATGACCATTCACCATACACTGGAACGATTGGAATATGCTCTCCGGCTATCTTCTCGCGGTCTTTCAGTATCTGCGTACAGGTGATGATCGACTTATACACACGCCGACGCTTCACCTTGCGCTCTGCTACCTTAATGAATCCACGATTAGCCAGGTCGTCGATGACGTCTTTGATATCCTGCTGGTAATAGCTTACCGGCTCACCTGTCAGCGGGTCGCGGTAGATGAAGACTTTCTCTTTCTTCTCTTCGACCTCGTAATACTCAGCGACGTAGACGACATCATTCGATACCCACGGAAACAGCCATGTATCGTTCGGATTCTGGAAAGATGGCAAGGTGTCCGGATCAATACCGTAATCCTCTGCGAACTCTTTCCAGCCATTGCGCGACAAGGCGTTAATCACCGTGCAGTGCTTAGCGTCGCTCTTATCCATCTGCTTGCTGTTGGCGTCCCATATGACGTGTGAGCAGGCTTCATGGATTGGCAGGCGTCTGATTACCTGGTTGTTGCTTGTTGGATCGTTGTCTTCGTACTGTGTGACCAGACGCCATGCACCAACGCCGGACTCTATCTGCTCACGAACGCCAACGTTAACGGCAATTTTTGCCGTGTTATGGCGCATATCGGTACGATACATTCCCATCAACACATCGGCAGCATCAGGATTAGCTCCGTCTTTTGGTCTGAAGAGAACGTCGATAGGGTTACGGCGCATCTCTGCGACCAGCTTCCTGACCACCGGGCGAACAACATCGAATTGTCCGCGATATTGCAGGGTAGTGTAGTTTGATAGCCAGTCATCCCATTGGCTTATGCGACTGAAGTATAAATCGTTAGAAGCTTCTGTTCTCGCCTCGTCGGAAGACATCCAATCAACATCGAATGCTTGCAGTATCTTATTTAATCGCTCTGCGTTGTCAGTCATAACTTTACCGTGATAAAATCAATGGGACAACTTCAACAGGAGATTCTATTGTGAGCCATCCATCTATAGAAGATATAAGGAAAAATTTCACATACGATGCTGAAACCGGAATTTTGTACGCGGCTAATCGCACAAGGAGGACAGACCTTAACGGCAAGCCTGTTGGGTGCCAGCATGGAAACGGATACCTTGATGTAAGGCTTGGTAAAAAACTGTACTACGTGCACAGAATTTGTTTTGCGCACTACTATGGTTACTGGCCCGAAGCAGTGGATCACATAAACGGAAACCGTGCTGATAACCGCATCTGTAATCTTAGAGATGCCAATAAGCAGTTGAACGGACTAAACCGTGGCATGGATTGCGACAATTCAACTGGATACAAAGGAGTTTCCTATCGCAAGGACACAAATAACTACATGTGGCAATTTGTGGTAGAAGGCAAGAAATACACAAAAAGCGGATTCGCTACAGCATTAGATGCATACAAGCATAAGGTAGCATTTATTAATGCTCTGAATTCCGCTGCCTCTGAATTTCTCAAGCCGTAACAACAGTATCTATCTTGTTGACCGTGCGATGGGCCTGATTGGGGCTGGTATCTTTTTCTCTTTTGGTTTTTTGATGTCGCGCATCATTTTTGCGAAGCGGCGCATCATGTATGCATAGCGAACGGCGGATAGCACGTCGTCGTTAAGCTTGACGATTTTCCCGTTTTCATCACGGTGATAGAGGCGGAACTCCTCAAAGAATGGCTCACAGGTGTTGAATACTTTGAAGCGACCATCAAGCATCATGTCGCGCAATTCAGTGATGCCAGGCTCAACAGCATTACCGCCATCAGTCCATGTCGCATGCTCCTGCAACATCATAAAACCAGCGTCCGCGTACTGCCCTTTAAGCTGCTCACCGCCGCCCTTCTCGTGCTGGTTTCCGTCATGAGGCCATGCGGTTGGCACTTTATGCGCCCATGATTTAACGGCTCCCCAAGCCTGAACGGCTGTTTTTTCTTTCGCCTTCCACACGCGTGAAACGTAGATTGTGTCTGCATCTTTATCCCACCAAAGCTGAACCTGCGCCTGTGGGTGATCCCATCCGAAATCCATCCCGCCAATTACGTAGAAGTGATCAGGACACTCGAACGGCTGACACTTAATCGTCTCTTCCGGTATCTGGAAGATTCGACCGCTACCCATCGTAGGAATACCGCGAGCACGCGCCTCTCTCTCATGCTCGGGATAGGATGCGATGATTTGCTCTTTCTGTTCGTCTGTGTAGTGCTCAGCGTCATAGATGGTCATGTTGACCACTTTCTGCGACTTGCTGGGATTCTTCAGGAACTTGGTAACAACGTCAGACATCCCCATCAGCGGGGTAAACGTCAGAATTGAGAATTGCCCGTATTTGTTGGTACGGGTAAGACCTTCGCCATAAATGCTGTATGGTGGCTCTTCGTCAAACCACACGCCGTGGATTGTGTCACCCTGCCAGCGAGCGCGGCCTTGCGAGTATGGCTTGAAGTAGCAGATTGAAATGCCATCTTCAACGCCATCAGCCGTGTGATGCTTAACCAGAAGATGATCAACAAGGTTCGGAAAGAAAGGAGACTTCTTCCAGCTAATGATGTCCTCTTTCGGTATGGAACCGTAGCCTGGCTCGTCATTCTCTTCGATACGACCGCACAGGATGCGTTGAGTCGTTTTAGTTACAGTCTCGTTTGTCTCGCCACCAATCCAGAAGACAACAGGCTCATAGAAACGCTTACCTTTCCACTCCCCACCATATTTACCATCAGCCGGATAGCCTTTTGTGCCCGGATAACGCCCGGTAAGGTGAAACGCGACTTCAGCAGCACCAGTAAATGACTTACCAAGCTGGTTACCAGCCATAAAACATCGCTCTGGATAGTCATGTCCGGCGTCGATGAACTCACGCTGTTTGCTGTATGGCGTAAATTCATATAGCAGGTGTGTGTTCCGGTAGTTCTCTTCTTCTTCGAGTAGCTCGAGCAACTCGATTTGCTCTTCGTCGCTCAGGTTATCAAGAATCGCGTCCAGTTCCACGGTTGAATAGCTCCTTGATACGAGAGCGTCGCTTATCGCGATCTCCCTTATCAGGTGTCACGTCTTCAACTTGCGACTGCTCTTTGAGGCCCAAATCACGGGCGATGATGTTAGCGTTGAGAAGGTCAGCGGCTGCGCCAGAGAATTTCTGGTCGTAGATGATGTCTTCCGCTCGTGATGTGACGTCAGAAAAACCTTCCATTGACCGGAAGGTTCCCCATGTTTGCCTGGTGATATCAAGGAAGGTACACAATCCTGAAATAGTCATGGCTCGCATCTTAGGGACATTAGCCTTAATTATTTCTCCCTGATATGAAAATACCTTACCCTCCCATAGCGGGTTATCATCAGCCCACTCGAAGTATTCACAACAAGCAGCCCACAGCGCCTCGGGCGATTCGAATTTAGGGTTTCGCCCATGACTACTGCGGGCCTCCCAAAATCGGTTGCCCTTTGGTGCTGCCATATTTATCTCACTTAGTTGTTATTTCAGGTTGAGCATCACGCTCCGGTAGTGAACAGGTCTAACGCTTCCTTCGATTTACGCACCGCTTCGATAGTGCGGGTCGCGATATCTGAATTAGCGCCGCCTGACTGGAAGTGAATTTTGAATAGCTCAAGCTTCAGCTCGTCAGTGCCAATGAATTGAAATGCTTCCTCTGCGGCTGCGTTCTGGTTCATGACCAGTTTGTAAATCTCTAACTGGAATTTCTGTTCTTCAGTCATGGTAATAATCTCTGCCATTGTTGGCTCCGTTTATCCGTTAAAAGGGATATCAGTTAAGTTATCCCGTGTAGGGTATAAGCCATTGTCGAGACCACTAATGAAATAGTCTCTGCAATAACCGATGTCTTTCCATCAGTCCGCCACCACAAAGAATCTTTTTTGCCATAAGGCAGGAGGTTCATCTTTCAGTGGCTGCCAGTGTTATTTCCCCACTTTCTGGCTTGGGTTGTTTCGCGGTACTGCTGCTAATTGGTGATCAGAAATTAATTCCGGTTTCATTATCAAGCCCACCCGTAGATAGGCTTTGTAATGAAGAGCCGTTGTGAAAGTGGCTCTCGAAGCTATTTCCGTAGCTTAGGCCGCCAGGCGGTGCTGTTCTTCGATAAGCGGCTGACGATGATTACGCTCGAACATGCCGCGCAGCACTTCTTTGCGTTGTTCGAAGTCCCACCCCATGCTGATGAATACCGTGTTGGCGCGCTGTAGCTCGGTGATGCAGTGAATTTGTTCCGGCGTCAGGTAATCGCGGATCGGCTCTTTCTTCCCGATTTCGTGATGCACGCGGAACTTGGCCGCCGTCATGCCCAGCGCCAGTCGGTTAATCAGGTCAGCTTCGTTGCTGAAGTGATGCGGGGAGATCTGCTTACCCTGAGCCTCTCGCTCATGTTTGATGGCGTCGGTCATGGGTTTGTACTCCAGGCGTGCAGAGTTGCGATCCATTTTCTTTTTCGCCAGCGCGCTACGCATAGTGAAGAATTCAGCTACCAGGCGCTTTTTGAATTCACGCACAACTTCATTGTTTCGCATGTATGTGATCAACAGCGTGGTTTGCTGTTCGTTTAACAGTGCTATTTCCTGCTTCTGCATGCCCCCATCCGTTTGAAAGGGTCGCATTTCAAATTCCACCCTTCCGAACTCTTCGAGGTCGCTTTTGTACTTCCTGATGAGCTGAATCACAGGCTTGTGATCCTTTTTGACGCCAGTAGCGATTACAGCGGAGTTAGTGACCAAGTCGAGCTTCTTGATTTCAACTAATTGCATCGGTAGTTACCTTTAAGTGATGAACCTTGTCACACAGGATTCCGGCCCACAGAAAGGCACCGATCACCAAACCGGCATCCTCAAGGGTCATCCTGAAAGGTTCTGTGTTCAGAAGTCGCGCGTGTGAAGCGCATTTACTGCGGATACAAAAAAGCCCCGCATTACGAGGCATTTTCATGAAAGTCACTTGTCAAATTTCTATGTGATGGAAATTATTTCAGGCATTGCGTCCTGATGTATTCCTGCAGGTAGTTAACCTGCGCGGTTATCCTGTCGATTCCACTTCGGAGACGGTAATAATTGAGTTCAGCATCTGCTGTAAGTCTTGGGCTTTCTCCATCGCCCATGCTGCTGGCTCCGGTCGTTGACTTTGCACAGGTGGCGGCGACTTGCAGGCGCTTACGACCAGCAGAAACATCAGCACGGAGACTTTCGATAGTCGCGTTAGCATCAGCAAGCTCCTTTGTATATCTGGCGTCGAGTTTTGCTACGTCACGTTGACGCTTCTGCATGTCAGCGATTGTGGATGTGGCTTTATCGCGCTGCTCTTTGTAGGCGATGGCGTTATCACGGTAATGATTAACAGCCCATGACAGACAGACGATGATGCAGATAATCAGAGCGGAGATAATCGCGGTTAACCGACTCATGACATCAACACCCCAACGGCCAGAAACCACGGCCACGCATCGTTGCCATTCAATGCGAGCAACGCTGCCATGAAAAAGCAAATCATGCTCATTGTTGCCCCCACAAACAGACTTCACGCTCAATCTCACGACGGGTCATCAGCCCTTTCCATTGCTTACCGCCAGCGTATGTCCAGCGCCGTAGCTGATCACATGCGCCCTTGATATCGCCCTGGTTTATTTTGCGAAGAAGCGTCGATGTTCTGAAATTGCCTGTGCCCACGTTATAGACGAACGAGTAAAGAGCGCCGCGCGTTGTTTCCGGTATATCGACTTTGATGTACGGGTTAATTTGTCTGGCGACCGTGGCAAGGTCTTTATTCAGGAGGGCTTTGCATTCTGCTTCGGTATACGTTTTACCGAGCATGATGTCTTTTCCGGTGTGTCCGTGGCATACAGTCCATACACCAACAATATCTTTGTATGGTATGTAGCTGACACCTTCCAGACCATCGTTACCACTCGGTCCAGTGATTAACACAGATGCTATAGCAATAGCCCCGCCACTTATCGCCGCTATTACGCTATTTCGTAGTGCCGGTGACATTGCCATTCAATCTGTCCTCGCGCTCTTTGCGCTTGTAGTACCAGTTGATGCCAAATGTGCCGACAGTACAAAGAATACCAATGATGACAGCCCAGTCATTCAGGGAGAGAATGCCACCCATCGCAGTCAGTCCTCCGAAGCTGTAACTGAACCATTCTCTGATTTTGTCCATACGGTACATGCTCTACCCCTTCATTGAGGGGATTTGCTCTATTTAATTAGGAATAAGGTCGATTACTGATAGAACAAATCCAGGCTACTGTGTTTAGTAATCAGATTTGTTCGTGACCGATATGCACGGGCAAAACGGCAGGAGGTTGTTAGCGCAGCCTCTTGCCACCCGCTTTCACGAAGCCAGCCATTGAGCTGGTTTTCTTTTATGCAAAGCACACCGCACCGTAGCCACAGCGGATAAGGTGATTATTTTTGTCTGTCTGGTATTTGGTTTGATGTGCTTTCAGAAAGGCCGTGCTTAAAACGCAAAAAGCCCCGAGCTATTAACTCAGGGCTTTATTTAACCAGTGCATTTATCCATCGTTGGGTCAAATTTACCCAACTTTATTCAAAAAGTCAATATCATGCCGTTAATATGTTGCCATCCGTGGCAATCATGCTGCTAACGTGTGACCGCATTCAAAATGTTGTCTGCGATTGACTCTTCCTTGTGGCATTGCACCACCAGAGCGTCATGCAGTGGCTTAACAGTGCGTGACCAGGTGGGTTGAGTAAGGTTTGGGATTAGCATCTTCACAGCGCGATATGCGGCGCTTGCAGGCATTCTTGAATAGCCGACACCTTTGCATCTTCCGCATTCTTTCTCAACAACTCTCCCCCACAGCTCTGTTTTGGCAATATCGACCGCACGGCCTGTACCGTGGCAATCTCTGCATCTTGCGCCCGGCGTCGCGGCACTACGGCAATAATCCGCATAAGCGAATGTTGCGAGCACTTGCAGTACCTTTGCCTTAGTATTTCCTTCAAGCTTTGCCACGCCACGGTATTTCCCCGATACCTTGTGTGCAAATTGCATCAGATAGTTGATAGCCTTTTGTTTGTCGTTCTGGCTGAGTTCATGCTTACCGCAGAATGCAGCCATTCCGAATCCGGCTTGTGATTGTGCCATCCCCATAGCAGCCATCACATCAGTACCGGAAAGAGAGTCAGAAGCCGTAGCCCGCGGTGAGTCACTCATCATCGGGCTTTTTGGCGAATGAAATTTAGCTACGCTTTCGAGTCTCATGCAGCATCGCCTCCCGATGTCTTGTTCAATCCAAGCCGGTTCACCAGTTCGCGCTCTCGATCATGCAGATAATTCATTGCCTTCTGGTGTTGCTCCGTCATCTCTCTGATGCTGTGCAATTCAGCTTCGTCACGTTCACGCTGCTGTTTCGCCTGGTTAATGCTGGTTACGGTCATAAATACCTCTCCCGCCCTGATGAATCATTAAAACGCCGTTAACGATGGCGTGATACCTGGCTTCTTTGTCGAACAGATAACGCCTTACTGTGTTGCGGTGGCACGATAAGCGCCTGGCTACTTCTGTCTGGTTTCCATATGTCTCTATGAGCATGTCTGGAATGGTTTTGACAGTGTGTGTCATGCGGCCTCCCGGATAACCTGCTCATGACTCAGATATTGACCCCAGCAACTGACCAACAATCTCGCTTTCACAGCGGCTTTCTCTTCGTTGCGCCACCTGCAGAACCAGTTAACAGCGCCTTCCATTTCTTGCCTGACCTTGCCGGCATTGTCGAAATGCAGCGGATAGACAACATCATCGAAAATTGCCGCAGTGGTCATTGGGTATTGGATTTTGCTCATGCTGCCTCTCTTCTGCTGTCACGCAGGTCTTTAAGTTTCTGCTGATACTCCGCCTTAATCGCTTTGCATTCTTCGATAGTCCAGCGATGGCGGTTATGGTTTGATTCGATTTCGTCTACTGCTTCTTGCCCGATACGGTTAATCAGTTCGACGCGATACGGAACGAGATTTCCGCTTTTGTGCTGGTTGCACACCACGCATTGCTTGTGAATATTGCGTTCATCAAATCGGAGTTGAGGTGCCGCAGCAGTTGTCCGGTAATGCCCGGCATCCCACTGAGCAGACGTGAGCGTTCCGCACGAAATACATGGTAAGTCGCGGTCTCTTTCTCTGATGAAGGCGTTTACGGCTTGTTGGGCTTGTTTAATCCAGTAACTGCGGGGCTTTAAGGCGAGTTTTCGAATCTTCAGTTTATCTTTCTGTTTCTGCTCCTCTCGTCGTCGTTTCTTCTCTGCTGCTTTTTCCGCTTTTTCGCGTTCTTTGCTTCGTCTTTCCAGTGCTAATTGTGTTCCGTGTTCTGGGCTGCACCACCATTGATTTGAGAATGCTGGGTGAAACCATTCCTTACAGATTTTGCATTTCCTTCGCGCTGGTTTAGCCATCGTCTTTTTCCTCGTACATTGAGCTATTCGGATCGCTCATCAGTTCTGCGCAGCACGCTTCACACACATGAACTTCCAGCACATGCAGCTTCTGACCGCAGTTAGCGCACGTTAAAGCTCGATCGACGCTTTCTTTCTGGTATTGAATGGATTGTGATGGGCTAAGCATTAACAACCTCCGTACAAATTTTCACGAATGCTGTTGCTACTTCTGCATTGATTGCGTTTCCATATCCAATAATTCGCTGATCTTGATTGCGCTTTGCCATTCTTCCCAGTGTGGACTTGCCTCGTCCCAAGCTTTTGGCAATGCCATTAACCATCGGGAATGAGCCGGGTCTAACTGGACGATATTTTTCATCTCTACAGTAAAGCCAGTCCGAATCTCTCCAGAAGCCGTTAACCGGTAATGGGTACATAGTTTCACCGTCCCGGGAAGTTTCAAGCAGATTCTTTGGGTTCCGCTCTTGTCTTTTCCGCTGTAGCAATGCGTTGAACCTGTTGCATCGTTCGCTAAAGGAGTTTGCCATCCAGCTAGTCTCACGCATCCAGATAGGTTCTGAATTCCCCTGCGTGTCTCTGGCTGAAAGTTGATATTTGTCGTTGGAGTAGGCCACCCAATACAATCGCTGCCTGATGTGCGGAGAACCGAAGCCCGCAGCGCAAATATCGGTACCTGCAGAGGTGTAGTTCGCACCTTCCAAGTCAGTTTGTACAAGGTCGAGCCAAGCGAGGCCGTCTGCGCTTGCAACCTGTTCGCCAATAACGATGCCAGGATTGCATTTTTCAATAAGCCAGAAGAATGCCGGCCATAAGTGCCGCTCGTCATCAACCCCTTTTCCTTTGCCTGCCGAGCTGAAAGGTTGGCATGGGCAACTTCCTGTCCAGATACTCTTGTTGTCTGGCCATCCTGCTTTTCTAAGTGCATAGCTCCAAACTCCGATTCCTGCAAAAAAGTGGTGCTGGGTAAATCCTCGCAAATCACCTGGTGTGACATCTTCAATACTCCTTTCATCTACATAACCGGGGGCAATTTCTCCGGCGTCAATTAAGTTACGCAGCCATTGCGCTGCATACGGATCTATTTCGTTGTAATACGCAGTCATCGTCATTTCCTCGCACGATGTCTTAGCCACCGGATATCCCACAGGTGAGCCGTGTAATTGAAGGTTTTTACGTCAGATTCTTTTGGGGTTGGCTTGGGTTTATTTCTGGAGCGCTTCGTTGGAAGGTATTTGCAGTTTTCGCAGATGATGTCGGTGATACTTCGTCGCTGTCGTCTCATGCTGCCCTCCTGACGCCCTGCCCGATCGCCATCAATGCCGCTTTGGATACGGTAGTAAACATCCGTCGAGGACTGATGAACGGTCGCCAAATCAGCAGCATGGAACCTTTGCTGTTTCCCTTCTTCTCCAGCCCTGTCGATGGTTCGATAAAATTAATCCGTCCATCAGTGATAATGCGAACTTCGTCGACACTCTCCAGAGCCTTGCTGAACCATCCGACAGACATATCCTCTGGCACAAGCATCACTACCGTCTGTCGCTGTTGTATGCTCTGCTCAGCGGCTTTTTCCACCCACGGCCTGATATTGCTGTACGGTGGGTTATTCCAGATTGCACCGTGGCTTATCCACTCAGAATTTAGCGCGTCGTCAGCCTCAGTTAGCCAGTGAGCACACAGAGCATTTTTGTCGCTCGCTGCCGAATCCAGCCAGAATCCAAACTCAATATCCAGTGCATCAAAAAGCCAGAGCGGCGTTTGCCAGCAGTCCTTGTCGTGTGCTGGCGTATTTGATTTGATAGTCACTCTACTTGCCTCTCCTTTAGATCCCGGTACTCGCAATTATCAGGAATGGTTAGTCGTAATCCCTTCTGATGCGCCCACTGGTCAATATCGGTCAGATATTTGTGCATATCTCCAATATCAAGCTGACGTGTTGATTTAACGCATCGTGTAATATTAAAAATCGTCACCCTTTTAGCCGGACAAAATATATCTTTCAGCCACTCATGAACCTCTTCAGGCGTGAAGTTTTCAGCAGAAGCAGCAGATAACTGTGCGGCTATTTCTGCATTCCACATCCACAGCAGATTGTTTTGTGACAATGTACGCTTCTCACGGTACTCAGATATTTTGATTCGCCAGCGTTTGCCGGTAGAGAGGATTTGTTTCAGAACTAACCAGAATTGTGATTTATTGGTTTCGTGCAGAATGAAATCATTCATCATCAGTCATCAAATCTAATTGCTGGATAATTCTGTCACACTGAAAATCAGTATCGATTTTAACCAACCGGCGAAGAACGCGGTCACGCGGATAGATCCGTGGCTTAGGGGCGTTTTTCTGTCTCTCGCCAGTCGGAAGTCTGGAAGCAGACCAGTACCGCTTTGCACGACCAATGTTCTCCTGAAAGTCGGCGCAGACAAGCTCAGTCATCGAACTCATTTCTTAAAGCCTCCAATTACTCTCCCCCAAATAAAAAGGCCTGCGATTACCAGCAGGCCTGTTACCAGCTCAGTGATGTAGATAGTCATTGCCAGCACTCCTCATTGTCACGGTCTTCCCATGTGAGCCATATAAACTCATAGACGAACGGGATAAATGCTTCAAAAAACAGTTTCCACTGCTCATCATAAAATCCGGTCGCTTTGTCAACCATCAGCTCTACTGGATGCTGCCTCTTTGGTGGTCGGCTTACTCCTGACAGCCTTTCGAATTGAATAATTAATTCTTCTTCGTCGATACATCGGTTCAAAACAGCAATGAACCGTGGATTCAAAAGCATTTCTGGCATTATTCGGTTAAGCATTCAGTACTCCGTAACGTTTTCCTGCCGCCACACTTCGTCATACTCCGACTTCGGCATGTTGGCGATGTAGTTGTATGGTGATGCACCTTCCATTTGCAGGAACTGGTGAGACTGCTCGTCAAGAAATAACGGCACGCCGCCTTCCCACCCTTCCCCGTTTCGCTGCTTCTCAAGCATCAAAACAGATGCGGGTGCTGCAAGAAGCTGCTGGTCTTTATCGTTAATCTGCTCGCCAGCATGAACGCGCTGTAACGCTCTCTCGCGAGCTTTATTGCGCCAGATGATAAACAGGTTATCTGTCAGGTCTGTAATCGCTCCTGAGCCTTTTACGTCCATCTTTCCGGTAGGTTTCTCCTCGCTGTCTCCTTTCCTTGAGTGAGTAACGAGAATGATGTGGGAATTGGTTTTATTCTTGAAGTCGCACAGCGCGTCAACAAACGCCTTTTGCCCGTTGTAATCGTCATCGCCAATGCCGCACTTCATGAGGCTGTCGATGATGAATAACTGGATGCCGTATCGCCGTCTGGCGTATGTGAAAATTTCAATCAGGCGTTCAGCCTTGGCTGTACCTGTCAGGCCAAATAACCAGAGCCGGTCATCGTAAAACTTAAATGCTGATTCGATTTCCAGTACTGGTGGCGTTTTGCAGCATGTTGACTGCCTGGTCAGGCGTTTAAGCAAAACCCTGGGCTTCAGTTCAAGTGATGCGACGCATGTTTTTACCCCCTGCCTCATGGCCTCAAGTGCCATATGCCCGACAACCTCCGTTTTCCCGTGACCGTTCACGCCATTGACAAGAGTTAACTCCGCCTCACGGAACTGGAAGTTGTAAGCCAGCGTTTCCCACGGTGGGTTAAACAGATACTGCTGCTTGCCGTAGAAAGCATTGATGGTGTCCTGATAAAACTCACGGGCGCTGTAAAGTTCTTCGGGGTCGAAATATGACGCTGTCCCGATGTACTGCCAGATTTCATCCTCGGTGACGCCGTTCATCAGGCATTCGTTGATATCTTTGTGTGGCAGTGTAACCAGACGGCAGCGATGCTCACCAAGTCGGCTTGCGATTTCCCTTGCTGCTTCACGCCCGACATCGTCAACGTCCATCGAAATGAATATTTCTTCAAACCTGTCGAGGTTGTGGTATTCGAACTCAATCCACTGTTGCTTGGCGCCTTTCCCGCCACCGAAAGGGACAGATAGCGCCGGTATTCCGTATTGCGCATAGCTCATGCAATCAATTTCGCCTTCGCAAAGTACAACCGCCCTCACGCCAGCATCGAGAGCCTGCCACCCGAACAGGCAAGGTTCACAGTCACCTTCTGCCATGATGACTTTCTTCCCGTCCGGACGTTCAGTACTGATTCGCTTGACCTGCAGCAGCTCGCCATCGCGTTTGTACGGAAACACCAGGGCACTCAGTTCACGTTCGCCATTCCAGACCTTTCCGCTGACAACCTCGTATCGCTTCGCGACTTCAGGCGATATGCCACGCGATTGCAGGTACTCAAGATGTGATTCTGTTCTGGTAACGTAGCGGGCTATTTTCTTGCGGTCAGGTCTGGAGAATCTCTTCTCACGTCTGGCGTCGAAATGGTGATCGTCCTCCCTGATGCCGAGAAATGCCTTCGCTTCCTGCATGGCCTGATGCAGGTTAATTCCACGACACGCCATCCACAAATCAAGCATGTCACCGCCGTCTCCCTCAGCGAAATCAGCCCATTTTTTCTTTCCGCTAAGGTTAACCTTCAGACTGTTCCCCTTGTCGCCGTTGACGTTACCAGCAACCCATTCATGCCCGTCTTTCTTGCCGTTTGGCAACAGGTGCGGAGCCACCCTGTCAACCTGCGCCCAAAGCAGGTCGCTGAGTTCACTCGGTGTCATAATTCCCTCATATTGAGATTTTTAAACCAGAAATCGACAAACGAAATACTTAACCAGCCGTGGTTATAACCAGCGACCAGTAGCGATTTGATTTTTGATTTCATGGTTCACCTGTCGAAAAACACGTAACCAGTTTTCGATACGGTGATTGCGGATGATGGTTTGGATTGTGGTTGAATGGTTTCTGGCTTTTCGTCGTTCCAGCGCTGGCCGTTCAGGTAGCTCGATGGTAACAACCTGTCGAATCCGAACTGCTTACCGTTCCTGCACGCGATATCTTCTGCCAGCATTGTGGCAAACTCGCTTGCCGTCCCCCTGGTGGTTTTACGCCACTCCCTGAACTGTGTTCTGAATGCCGAAGCTGCGTTTTTCTTCCCGGCTTTCCGCATTCCAGCACACCAGAATATTTCCTCGAATGCCTTGTCGGTTTCTTCGTGACGGCCAGATGATTTTTCACACTTCGTCCGAACACTTTCGGACATAATGTTTTTATCTTGTATTTCTTTCTTTTGAATAGTGTCTTTTGTGTTCCCCTGTTTTGAGGGATAGCACTCCCTCAATTTGAGGGATGTTTTATCCCTCGTTTTAGGGGATTTTCCCTCATTTTGAGGGGTACGCCATTCTGATATGTTTTTATTTGGTCCAAACATTCCGCCTTGCTGCTTGATAATATTCATTCTGACGAGTTCTAACTTGGCTTCATTGCACCGTTTGACGGGTAACTTTGTAATCTCGCTAAGTTGAGAATCTGTGATTCTGTCCATTGGTTTATTCCACCCATAGGTTTTACGCAGAATGGCAAGCAGCACTTTAAAATGTCGCTTGGTCAGATCTGCGCCTGAATAAGCTTCAAGCAGCATATTTGATAGTCTGGCGTAACCATCATCGAGATCTGCCACATTACGCTCCACGACCGGCTCTAACGGTCTGTAGTCTGCTAACTTAACGACGCCCATGTTTCACTCCTGCTTTGGCTAGTCTGTAAACACCAACAAGGCGCTCTGCGAACGCCCTGTTATTTGCTGCTGCTACCACTAATCCCTCAGGTGAATCAGGGTGTCGAATCTCTTCTTTTTCCTGGTATTTCTTACGACGTTTTGGCATAATTACTCCTGTGGATTGATCCAGTAATTCCCTCAGAATTGCATATCAATTTGCTTAAAATCCTCGGTGGCGGCCGGGGATTTTTTCTTTGTGATTTCATCAAGCGCATACTTAAAAGCCCTGCTAATCGGACTGATGTCTGATGCCATTCCGAAAGCACACAAGACCGAAGCAATAAATCTCCAGTCCGTTCTGCTTATCTTCGATTCATGACAGCCAATCATCTTTGCCAGACCGCGCTGGGTAAGCGTTGACAGGTTGATGAGTAAATCTGTTTCTGCGCGATCAACGTCGCGCTGTGATAGTTTGCTGTAACTTGTTTGTTCCATTTCTTACTATTTCCATAGGTAAATAATTTGGTTTTTTATTGTGCACCATTGACAGTCATCCATGACCACGCCGGGCACCCGACCGTATACCGGGCCGTTCGGTATAAAAATTTGCTTTATTAAGCTGCTTTGTTCGGATTGGGGAACAAAGCGGATAAATCAGGGCGAATCAGGTATGCAGGGACGCTTCCATTGGTAGCCATTTCAATGCGCTTGGCATTTTCAGCGGATACCCTTTTCTTCCCATGCAACCAAGCCCATACAGACGGCTGCTTAACACCGCAGGCATCAGCTAACTTTTGCTGACTTCCTACTGAGTCAATAGCCGCTTTAATGGCCTTGTTGACCATAAAAATAACTCCTGCTGAATTCACAATCAGAATAATAGCCAAAGCTATTCAGAAAGTAAATAGCTTTAGGTATTTGACTAATAATAGCTGTAGCTATAGGTTGTCCGAATGAAACTAGATACTTTTTCTCAAAGGCTTACATACGCGATGGATCAGGCTGGGTTTACTCAGGCTTCACTTGGCAATGCTGTTGGCATGTCTCAGCCAAGCGTCTGGAAACTTACGTCTGGAAAAACACGCAATACGCGCAAACTTTTTGAAATATCAAAAGTGCTTGGAGTTCGTACGGAATGGCTTTCCGATGGAACTGGGCCAATGCGTGATGAGGGAGTTGAACCTTATAATCCAAAATCTTCTATTCCTCATGAAAGCACGTGGGGATATTTGGACCCATGGGATGGAGGAACGCCTTTAAGAGGTGATGAAGTTGAAATTCCCTACCTTAAAGATATTGAGTTTGCATGCGGGGATGGTCGGGTGATTGATGAAGATCACAACGGCTTTATGTTGCGCTTCTCCAAATCAACCCTTCGCAGAGTTGGCGCGAACAGTGATGGAAGCGGGGTTGTTTGTTTTCCGGCTCGTGGCAACAGCATGGAGCCAAACATTCCTGATGGAACAACAGTTGCTGTTAACACCAACGATAAGAAAATAGTTGACGGAAAGATTTACGCCATTAACGAGAACGGTTGGAAACGCATTAAGATTCTCTTTCGATCAGGGCCTGACAAGGTAAGCATTAGAAGCTTTAACTCACTGGAATACCCACAAGAAGAAAAGAATCTAAGCGATATCGAGATCATCGGAAGAATCTTCTGGTGGTCTGTAGTTGACTACTAACCTCATCACGCCACAACAAACCCGCTTTTTGCGGGTTTTTTATTGCCCAAAAAACACCAAATCTCACATACAAGAAAAATAAATTACATTAGATATCAACAACTAAATAACCAAAGGAGTTATTTTATAACTATAGCTATTTACAGCAATAATAGCTTTGGATATAGTTAAGCCATGTCGAACGGCGCGACATTAAACCATGCGTCGGGAGCGCGGCGGGTTCAGGATGAACGGCAATGCTGCTCACTACAAAAGAACATTTCCATAACCGGAGGGTTATTGAAGTGTTTTTGTTAGGAGGTTTAAGTGGATCTTACTCAAGCGTCTGTAAGGGAGATTCTTTATTACAATCCTGTGAGTGGTGACTTTTATTGGAAGCCGAGAGCAAAGCATTTGTTTGCGGATAACAGAGCTGCCTTGACGTGGAACAAGAAGTATCCAGGTAAAAAGGCTGGCTCACCTGACAACAAGGGTTATCTGAGAATAAATATTGGAGGTAAAAAATTTAAGTCTCACAGACTTGCATGGCTTTACGTGCATGGCTACTGGCCTGATGTGATTGATCACATAAACGGCGTTAAGGATGACAACAGAATCTCCAATTTAAGAAGCGTTTCTTTCAAAGAGAATATGAAAAACATGCCTTTAAAATCATCTTCATCAACTGGAGTTACAGGTGTTGAAGAAAGAAAAGAGCATGGGTTTTATGTTGCATCGATAACTGTGGATGGAAAACGAAAATACCTAGGCTCATTCAAACTTTTAGATGATGCCAAACAAGCAAGGAAAGAAGCCAATGCACTATATGGCTTTCATGAAAATCATGGACGGAGCCAGTAAACGTGTTTCAAGAGCCATTTCGCTTGCAGGAACGCGTTAGAAGGAAGTTGAAGGTGGTGCTGTGTGCCTGCCAAACGTAGCCATTTACGCGGCAGGCTACCGGAAATCAAAACAACTGACGGCGAGGTAATTATGGGGCAGGAAGAAAAATATGAGCTTAAAAAGATCATTGAAGAAGACGCCATAGAAGAAATTGCAGCATTAACAACAGCTATAAAGAATATTAGGTATGCGCTAAATACGCTTATCTCCTCATGCGACAAAAATAGCAGGGAATTTTTGATACTTGGCGCAGCTCTAGGAATAGTTGATGCGGCAACGCTTCACCTAATTACTCATGACGATATTCTTATTGAGCCGTATGAAACATTACTGCTTGTCAGGCAAAAGATGGCTGATGCCGCAGCAAATGGAGACCTTCAACTTTACATCGACTTAAGGAAAGTATTAAGGCGAATGGTCAGAACTGAAGGAGATATCCCCCTGACAAAATAAGGGGGTGAGAGGATTTTACTATTTTTCTCGCTGTAGGGGTACACGAGAACCACCGAGCCTGATGTGGTTAAAAGACAGGCACAATCCAGAATTTTCTACAGCAAGCCTCTCATCTAATCAGGTCGCAATGCGGCCTTTTTTATTGCCAAAATTTAAGGAATAACAACATGACCAAAGAAATTGTGACATTCAAGGGATTTAACAAAGACCTAAAGTGCCGTGACTTTCAGTTTGAAATTGGCAAGACCTTCCATCACGATGGAAAAGTGGAGGCTTGCGGTTCTGGATTCCACGCCTGTGAATGTCCTTTCGATGTTTTCAGTTATTACTCTCCTGCAGACAGCCGCTTTGCAGAAACCATCTCCTTCGGTATTACTGACCGCGAAGAAGATGGTGACACCAAAATCGCCAGCGCCAGCATAACGATTAAGGCAGAGTTAACGCTTCCTCAGTTCATTCAACGTGGTATCGAATGGATTTGGAGCAAGATAGATAAGTCTCTTGAGCAGCAGATCATGTGTGGCGACTGTTCAGCGGCAACTAACACTGG